GGATGGAATTTTGACAGTCAATTTAGAAGTCATCCTACCTGAAGAGAAGCGTCCTCGTAAAATCAATATTGGTCAAAACGAGGTAAACCATGACGAAACTGATAAAGAACTTCTTAGAGAAGCTTCGTAGACAAAACGCCTATAGAAACACATATAATCAACTTCAAAGGCTAACCGATAGAGAATTAGCTGATATCGGTATTGCTAGAGGTGATATTAGAAATGTGGCTAGAGGTGACCCTGAATACAGATTGGTTAGCGATTATAACCTAAATCTGAAAGGATGGGTATGAATGTCAACTATAGTGTCTTTCATATTATCGCCCTTCTCCTCGTTGTGGTCTTCGTTAGATCGGACTACAATGGTGATAGGGTATTCACGGGCAGCGGTAGAACTATCGCGACTGGGATACCACGAGGAATCTAAAAGATGTATGATGGAACTTAAGAAGTTATAAATAAGAGACAATAGACAGAGGTGATATGATAAAAAACGTTGTTAATAAAATTCCAGAATTTTGTATGAGTCATTGGTTATTTCGTATTCCTCTGGCTATTGTATTTCTACAGCAAGGCTTTAGTAAATTGCCAGTAACAATGGATGGTGCAGAAAGTTTCGACTTGCCTTATATTGTGTGGTGGTTTGCAGCATATGGTGAAATCGGTGCTGGTATAGGCTTGATTGTAGGTGGCGCTGTCATATGGCAGAAGCTAAAAGAAATTAATGATATTATAACTCGGTTTAGTGGTATTACAATTTGTAGTATTATGACAGGAGTTATATGGGTGGGTCAACCTGATAGTTTTATGGATGTTATTCTATATGATAACTTACATGTTCTTTTATGGGTTGGCGGTTTGTTTTTCGCATTGAGAGGTAACAGAACATGAGAGAGCAACTGATAAAGGCAGCTAGAATGCATGCAGAAGGCGAGTTAGAGCGAGCCAAGACTAATATAGAAGTTTATATGCATAATCCTGTTGGTATAGGTGAACATAGTGATATTGTTGAAGCTATACAAAAAGAATTAACAACTATGGGTCATGCACACGAACGATTAGAAATGCTAGAAAAATATTTTACGTATAGTAAAGATAATCGTGAATGAGTGAAAACTATTGTACTACCAGAGGGCTAGGGTGGGCATTCCTTATCGTAGCCTTCTTTATTTTAGGCGTTCCATTATTATTAGTGGATAACGCAAAATACTGTAAACAAACAATCATTGTACCATGTTATCCATGGGTAGAGGCAGAATAAATGCATTTTTCCATTTTTAATAGTAATACCGGTGAAACGTTTGATATGAAATTTGAATCTCATGAGAAGAAAGAACAATGGCTCAGTATGGCCAAAGGCTTTCAGTGTTTAGGTGAAGTACCAGGAGGTTATCTCCCGACACGTCATGAGCGCATGAAAAATAAAGAGGAGTTTGCCGGATGGGGGAGTTAAGCCCAAGAGAAGAAGCCGAAAAAGAGGCTAAAGAAACATACGCACGATTTTTAGATTGGTGTAAAAAAGGAACATTTATTATATTTGGATGTCTGCTTATTGTTGCTAGTTGCAACTTTGGTGTTGAAGAAGGAAATGGTAAAACCGGATCCCAATACAACGGAGAACAGTATGATCCGTATAATTTAAATAAGGACGAGTAAATGAAAGAAAGTATAAAAGCATTTCCCCCTTTAGCTATGTGGATTGTGGCTAAAGATTGGTGGAAGAGCGTAATGACAATACAGCATTCGCCATTAAGAAAATTACCGCCTCAACTTGGCCTAATGGTATTTTCGATATTATCATTGATGTGGAGTGGAATCTTTGCAGCAATTATAAACAATCCACATATTTTTGGATGGACTGCGGGAGCACACATATTAGTTGTATGTGGAATTTTTATAACCGCAATAGTATATGAACAAGCCGAAAAAAATGCTACTTCATCACGTATGGATCTATATAGTGGTCGAAGTGCTAACGGCGAACACGAGTAGGATAAAATATGAATAAATCTATTATAATCGTTATGGTGGTATCATTCTTTGCTACCATATTTTTACAAGCTGCTAACGCAGCTGACATGACTATTGAAATGTTAAATAAACGTGATGACGGTGCAAAAATGGTTTACGGTACTGACATTGCAAGAATAGAAGTTGGTACATCAGTTACGTGGATACCGACACAAAAAGGACATAACGTAGAATTCATCGCAGGGCCAGATGGATGGAAAGCACCCAAGAAATCAAAGATTAATGAAGAAGTGACTATAACCTTTGATACTCCAGGTGTTTATTTGTATCAATGTACGCCACATGCAACAATGGGCATGATTGCTTTAGTTGTAGTTGGTGATGGTGATAATGACGTATCTAAAGCCAAGGTACGAGGGAAGTCTAAAAGAAAATTAAAAGAACTTCTGAAACAGTTATGATAAAAAAAATGGCGCTTCGGCGCCTTTTTTGTTTACATTCCCCGCAAAGTGTGATAGAATACTTATATTGTTGGAGGTTTTTATTTGTCATTTTATACATCAGTAAATCGCTATGGGAATCAAATCCTATATTGCGGTTATAACGACAATGGCGTACGTGTCGAAAAGAAAATTAAATATGCGCCCACACTTTTTATCCCAAGTAAAAACAAAAATACAGAATGGCGCTCCCTCGATGGAGCTCCAGTAGAACCATTAGGCTTTCCTACAATGAGGGATGCTAAAAATTTTGTAGATCAATATAAAGATGTTGATGGTATGAAAGTCTATGGCAATACTAATTATATTCATCAATGCATTACAGACATGTTTCCGGATGAAATTAAGTTTCGTCCTAGTCAGGTAAATGTGGTTAACTTCGATATTGAGGTTGCATCTGATGACGGCTTTCCAAAGCCAGAAGAAGCAATTCAACCAATTATTTCTATTGCTCTTAAATCAAGTCAATCCTCAGTCTATCATGTCTGGGGCTTAGGAGATTACGATTATGAAAAATGTAATATTGAAATGCATGGCGATCTTATACAATATCGTAAGTTCGATACCGAAGAAGCTTTATTGGCTAGCTTCCATAAGTTTTGGTGTGATAACAGGCCGGACATCATCACTGGCTGGAACAGTCGCTTTTTCGATATTCCTTATCTTATTAATCGCATCGCACGTATTGGAACTTTTACAGCCGTAAAACGTTTATCTCCATGGAATATGGTAAACGAACGTAATACAGAAATTACTGGCCGTACTCAATATGGCTATGAGATAGTTGGTATACAACAAGCTGACTATCTCGAACTATTTAAGAAATTTGGTTATTCATATGGAACACAAGAATCATACAAGCTTGATCACATTGCTCACGTCGTTCTCGGTGAAAAGAAGTTATCTTACGAAGAACATGGCAATCTATATACCTTGTATAAGGAAGATCATCAGAAGTTTATAGACTATAATATCAGAGACGTTCAACTTGTAAATCGCATCGAAGAAAAGATGGGTCTTATTCAGCTTGCACAAACTATGGCTTATCGTGGTGGTGTTAATCTTCAAGACACATTTGGTACTACGGCCATATGGGATTCTATTATCTATCGTGAGGTTAACAAGAAAAAGATTGCTATACCGCCTAACTATGAAAAGATTAAGAACCCATATCCAGGTGGTTATGTGAAAGAACCACAAGTTGGCTTACATGACTGGGTTGTATCTTTCGATCTTAATTCTCTATATCCAAATCTAATCGTACAATACAACATGTCACCAGAGACTCTTGTGGCTCAGACAGAGCGGTCTGGTGTGGATTTTTATTTAGAATCAGATGATAAAGTAACCTCACAATATTCTGTTGCGGCCAATGGTTCAACTTATCGTAAAGACTTTCAAGGTATATTGCCAAAGATTATTGAAGCATATTATGCCGAGCGTACTCAAATTAAAAAAGAAATGCTTAAGGTCGAACAAGAATATCAAAAGAATAAATCTGTTGAGCTTGAACGAGAAATCAATCGATATAATAATCGTCAGATGGCTATTAAGATTTTACTTAACTCTCTTTATGGCGCATTAGGCAATAAATACTTTCGATATTTTGATATGCGTATGGCCGAAGGTATTACTCTGTCTGGCCAACTTTCTGTTCTATGGGCTGAGAAAGCCGTTAATGAGGAGATGAACAATGTTCTTAAAACTAGAGACGTGGACTACGTTATTGCGATTGATACTGATTCTTTGTATATTAATATGGGTGCTCTCGTAAATAAAATCAAACCAAAAGATCCTGTTAAGTTTCTTGATCAGATCTGTTCCGATCACTTTGAAAAAGTATTGAGTAAAGCATACGCTAAACTGTTTGACAAAATGAATGCGTACAAGCCACGTATGGAAATGGGCCGAGAAGTTATTGCCGATCGTGGTATCTGGACTGCAAAGAAACGTTATATTCTAAATGTACATAACTCAGAAGGCGTACAATATGCTGAGCCTAAACTTAAGATTATGGGTATTGAAGCCATTAAGTCATCGACCCCAGAAGTAGTTCGTGATAAATTCAAGCAAGCGTTTAAAATTATTATCAGCGGATCTGAAGATAAAACGCAACAGTTTATCACGGACTTCTATAATGAGTTTCGTTTATTACCACCAGAAAATATATCCTTTCCGCGTGGTGCCCGTGAGGTGACCAAGTGGGCTACAAAAAAAGGTGAAAAAATCGCATATAAAAAGGGAACGCCTATTCACATTCGTGGCAGTTTGTTGTATAATACTCTTATCGATAAATATAATTTACATAAGAAATATGCCAAGATTCAGAATGGCGAGAAGATAAAGTTTTGTTATCTCAAGACTCCTAACCCGATTCAAGAGAATGTCATTGCTTTCCCTGATTACTTGCCAAAAGAATTTGGTCTAGAAAAATATGTGGATTACGATTTGCAGTTTGAAAAAACATTTAGCGAACCGTTAAAACCAATCCTCGATCCAACTGGTTGGTTTATAAATTATGACAACTCAAACACGTTGGAGGATTTCTTCGTATGACAAACTGGTTAAAAAGATTATTGTACGATAAGTACGAGGTAACAATATGGTTTACAGAAGGTGATAAGAAAACAAAAAGTTTCTTTGAATTATCTGAGCTAAATAAAATTGACCAAACATCTCTGCGAGGTAGAGACATGGATGGTCGTAAGATTAATATTAAGACTACCGAAAAATTTGATTATCAAGTGAGGAAAATATACTAATGAGTGACTGGGCTAATGACATTTATATGATGCATAATAAGTTTGGCGTCAAAGAATGGTTCGAAAAAAATAAAGATAATAAAGATCTTATGCGGAAATATATTATGTTCCGTATGCTTATGATTGGTGAAGAATATCAAGAAACATTATCTGCTATCAATAACTCTGACGCTGAAGAAGTAGTTGATGGATTGATAGATATGTGTGTCTTCGCTATCGGTACTCTTGACGTTATGGGAGTAGATGCTAATGAAGCATGGGACAAAGTATATAAAGCTAATATGGCTAAAAGTCCTGGAGTGAAAGTTGGCAGACCAAATAAGTTTGGCTTGCCTGATTTAATTAAACCTGCCGGATGGCAAGGTCCTGATCATGATGGAAACCATGGCAATATCCCTAACGTTATTTAAAAGCGTCTTTGATAACAAGACGCATCGTAGAATGGACTTCGAAAACTGGCAACAGTTCTCGGAGCTTTTGTACAATCTGTCTAAAAAATCTTTGAAGGGAAAAAAAGATGCACAACTTATATCGCCGGCTGTATATATTCCTGATACAACTAGGGCCAACAAGAATGTGGATACTTGGGCAGGTTGGGCTGCTATTGATGTTGATGATCACGTATTTAAGGGCAACTTAGAAGATGAACTTAATGAGCGCTTTGGTAATTACACATATGTGTGTTATAGTACCGCTAGTAGCACTCATGAATTTCCGAAGTTTCGTGTGGTTTTCCCACTTAAAACTCCAGTTGAACAAGATAAGATCAAACACTTCTGGTATGCGCTCAACTCGGAGTTGGGTAACATGGCAGACAAACAGACTAAAGACTTATCTCGTATGTATTATATTCCTGCAACTTACGATAACGCTAATAACTTCATCTTCTCTAATGATAATGGCGAATCTATTGACCCAATCAAACTCATGGCAAAACATGAGTACGCACAAAAATCAAGCAAAAACTTTATCGACCGACTCCCTGAAGCTTTACAAAAACAAGTTCTTGAACACAGAAAATCAAAACTAGATAATACTAATATTGTATGGACAAGCTATCGTGATTGTCCGTTCTGGCCACAGAAACTTGCTAGCGAATATCAGATTATATCTAATACAGGTTGGTATCATAAAATGTATCAGATCATGGTTGCTATTGCTGCTAGAGCTGTTGAGCGTCAATATCCTATCAACTCAAAT